GAATATACATATTCCCCCATACACTAATGACTCTGGAATTCATTTTGGAGCTGCTGCATGGGGTTCATATAAGATGAACCAGACTATCGAGATGCCAACAAACATTGCTCTGCTTGGTAAGTCTTATGCTGATTTTGTTCCCGAAGAAACCAATTGTGAGTACTACGAAGATTTTGGTGAGCTATGTGAGGTTGTTGCTCATGAGTTAGATCAAGATAAGATCGTTGGATGGTTCCAAGGTCGCTCTGAGCATGGTCCTAGAGCATTAGGATCCAGATCTCTGCTGATGAGTCCTAAAAAAGCAGAGAACAAAGATATTATGAATGCTAGAGTTAAGAAGAGGGAGTATTGGCGTCCGTTTGCTGGTATAATGTTGGAGGAGTATATTGATGAATATTTCGACGAGGGTATGATTACTCCGTATATGTTGTACTCTCAGACATCTATCACCAAGAAACTCCCCGCTATTGACCATAGGGATCGCACATGTAGGATTCAAACAGTAAACGATGAGTTGAATCCTAGAATGTGTCAGTTGCTTCGGAAACTAGAGGTTCCTGTTCTAATGAACACCTCATTTAATATCAGCGGTGAACCAATCGTTGAAACTCCAGAGGACGCCATTGCCTCATTCAAGAAAATGGACATTGATTATCTTGTCATTGGTAACTACTTACTATGGAACTGAAGGATTGGTTGAACTCTATTAACATGAACAAACAGGATCTTAGTGAGGATCCTGAGGCATGCAAAAAGTATCCTGCTTACATCGTGAATCGTTGTATGTCTGGGCACATCGATGCTATCTTGTTTGCCAATGAGATGAACAAGAATACTCATCTTAACAAAGACATGCAGTACCATTTCATGCTACATAGCCTCAGGAAAAGGAAACGGTTTTCTCCCTGGTTGAAGCAAGAAAAGATTGCTGATTTGGAAGTAGTAAAAAAATACTACGGATATAGTAATGAAAAGGCACAGCAAGCACTTAAGATTCTTTCTCCAGAGCAAATCAAATTCATCCATAATAAAATGGACACGGGTGGAATTAAAAAATGAAAGTCTTAAGCATTGATATAGATTATACTTTTCCTACAGTAGATGAATGGCCAAATGAAGATAACGAGATGTTCTCTGAGTGGCATCCATACACAAAATGGTACTATTATTTTCTAAGGTATCCTTTTTTAAATACAAGGGAAAAGATAATTGATGAGCAATGCTTAGACTATCTTATTGAAACATTTACAAGGGCGCTTTCTGCTAGTCCAAACGCCCATGTTTGGTTTGGGATGGATCATGATTATATTCTCAAATATCTTCATGATAAGAATGATATTGAAATCGTTAATATTGATCACCATGACGATTTTCTTGCTGGATGTTATGTAAGTCCAGAAGATGCTGACAATGAACAGCTTCATATGGCAGGATATCTAACTGAATATGCAATGGCAAAAGCATATGGAAAGGTAGATGAGGGTAGTTGGGGATCATATCTTCATTCTCAAGGTAGATTGAAGAACATGGTTTGGATTAGAAACGATGATGGCAAGGCAGTAGAGGATACTCGTACACCGTATAATCAGTTCATCTGCGAAAACATTGGTACACCTTGCAAGTGGGAGACAATGTTTGCTGAAGAATATGATCATGGAAATTATCAGTACGATGCAATTTTTGTTTGCCTCTCTCCAGCATATTTTCCACCAAGTCAGTGGGGATTGTTTAGTATTTTCCTAGGAATCTACGAAGATTTCACTGGAAAGAGTTGTAAACTTGAAGAATTCTGGGACAAGAAGTGGATGAATAAAATGGGATATGGTAGAGCAAAGGAGATACTCCAAGAATCTCTGGAAGAAGTCAAGAAAAGTTTTGCTAAATAATAAAAACATTTTTGATTTATTGAGATGAGTGTCGTTGTTGAACCGACCGTTGACTGGTCGCCCGAGAAGATGATTGAAGTTTCTCTGAGTGAACCTGACGATTTCCTGAAGGTGCGAGAGACCCTAACCAGAATCGGTGTAGCATCCAGAAAGGAAAAGAAACTGTATCAATCCTGCCACATTCTTCACAAGCAGGGTAGATATTACATCGTTCACTTCAAAGAGTTGTTTGCTCTTGACGGTAAGAAGGCAAATCTTACCGTCAACGATGTCCAGCGTCGTAATAGAATCTCCCAACTGCTTGCTGATTGGGGACTGATCACTGTTGTTGATGCAGAAAAGATTCAGGACATTGCTCCTCTTAATCAAATCAAAGTTCTTTCCTACAAAGATAAGAACAACTGGGTTCTTGAAACAAAATATAACATCGGTCGCAAGACTAAGGTAGAAGGAGAAGAAACCGTATAAATAATTCGTCGCTCTTTCGTGCGCGACTCTATACATACGGAATATACGCTACTTTATGGGGGCTTGACGCCCCCTTTTTTATTTGCTATAATACTCGCATAAACAAAATTCGTTATGGCTTCCACAAAAGCACAAAAAGTGACTGTCACTGCATCTCGTCTCAATCAGTTGATCAAAGCAGTTGACACCCTAGACTGCCTTTATCAGAAAGGTATGGTTGAAATGAAACCAGGAACTTATCAGAACATGATCAGTGCTGCATCTTATGCCAGCGCAGAAGTTGCCAGACAAACCAAGCGTCGGGGAGCTCACTGTCACATTGTTGCTGATCAGGAGCGTCAACATCTCCTCTCAGTAGAGAGGGCAAAAACCGAATAAAAAGATACGGGGGTCCACACCCCCTTTTTAATGCAAACTATTATAATTAGTATTGGATGCCGAAAGGGTCCACACAACACAAACTCGCTTTTAAAGGAGCTACCATAATGGCAAACCTTGCACGGTATAATGCGTCGGATCTTTCTGCTTTGATGGATAAGATCACACGCAATAGCATTGGCATGGATGATTATTTCGATCGTATCTTCAAACTACACGAAACTACTTCCAATTATCCCCCATATAACCTCTACAACATCAGCAATACTGAATGTAAGCTGGAAGTCGCCTTAGCAGGATTTAAGAAGGCGGAGGTGTCTGTCTATACGGAGGCTGGTAAACTCTTCGTAGAGGGGCAGAAGGAGGACAAAGAGACCGATACCATCTTCTCCCACAAAGGATTGGCGCAGAGGTCCTTTACGAGGGTCTGGACGCTCTCTGATGAGACGGAAGTTAGGGATGTGATCTTTGAGGACGGCCTCTTGACAGTGACTCTTGGGAAGATTATCCCAGAGGCGCATAAGCGTAAGGACTGGTTCTAAATATCGGGGGGGTTGATCACCCCCCTTTTTCATGCTATACTACTAAGAGGTAAAAAGTGTACTATGTCGGTTAGAGTTGCTGTGATTGGCGATGATCAAATTATCGCTGATATCAAAGAAATGATTGATCCCGAGGATAAAACCCGTCAATATATTTTCAATAATCCATATCGTGTCATTTTGCAACCAACGATGACTCTTATGGAAGATGCAAGTGGAGAACCTCCCAACACATCCCAAGTTTCTCTTGCTACTTGGCAACCGCTTACATCTGATACAATGTTTATTGTAAATCCAAGCACTGTTCAGACCGTATTCGAACCAGTTGTGGATCTTAAAAACATGTACAAGGAGTTGATTGATGCCCTCAACTAAAATTATTGTCCTTAAAGAAGACTATAAATGTCTCATTGCTGGAGTTGAAGAAGTCTACGGTGCAGACATTGGCGAACCAGACTGCGAACTTACCAACCCTTATGAGTTCATTCCTCAAGATGAGGATTATGATGGTCCATATAAAGATCGTTTAAAACCCTGGACCGTTCTGAAAGTTAGTTCTCAGAAAAAGTGTAGAATCCAAAGTGATACGATTCTAACTCTGGTTGATCCCGAATCCTTTATCCTGCAAGCATACAACGAACTGCTATCTGAATGAAATTCTATACTAATGTACAAATGATTGGGGACCAGTTCCTCGTCCGTGGTTATGATAATGGTGAGTACATTCAGTTTCGTGAGAAATATCAACCAACTCTCTTTGTTCCTTCAAAGAAAAAGTCCTTCTACAAAACTCTCGATGGTGATTATGTCGAACCCATTAAACCTGGATTCGTCTCAGACTGTCGGGAGTTTATTAAGAAGTATTCCCAAGTAGATAACTTTAAAATCTACGGTAACGAAAGGTTTATCTACCAATATATTTCTGATAAGTACCCTCAAGATCAGATTGACTTTGATATCAGTAAGATTCGTCTCGTAACGGTCGATATTGAGACTCGTTCCGAGAACGGGTTTCCTGATGTTGAGTCTGCTGATCAGGAAATTCTTCTTATTACTATCCAAGATTACAATACAAAGGAGATTACTACCTGGGGTCAAGGTCCATTCAAGATCAAACAGGATAATGTCCGCTACATTCAATTCAACAATGAGCGTGATCTTCTGAATGACTTCATCAACTGGTGGATGGCAAACACTCCTGATGTTGTGACTGGTTGGAATATCCAACTGTTCGATATCCCGTTCATTACTAAGCGTATTGACCGTGTTCTGGGTGAGAAACTTGCTAAGAGACTGTCTCCATGGGGTCTAGTATCTCAGAAAGAGGTATTCATCAAAGGTCGTAAGCAAATTTTCTACGATATTGGTGGCATTACCCAACTAGACTATCTTGATTTGTATAAGAAATTTACTTATACGAACCAGGAATCATATCGTCTTGACCACATCGCCAATGTAGAACTTGGTCAGAAGAAACTCGATCACTCTGAGTTTGATACCTTCCAAGAGTTCTATACTAACGGTTGGCAGAAGTTTGTAGAGTACAACATCATCGATGTGGAGCTCGTAGACCGTCTTGAGGATAAGATGAAGTTGATCGAGCTCGCCTTGACTATGGCATATGATGCCAAAGTGAACTATAATGATGTCTTCTATCAGGTGCGGATGTGGGATACCATCATCTACAACTACTTGAAGAAGAAAAACATTGTTATTCCTCCTAAGGAGCAGACGGATAAGGATGAAAAATATGCAGGGGCGTATGTTAAGGAACCGAATCCTGGGGTATATGATTGGGTGGTCAGCTTTGATCTTAATTCCCTGTATCCTCATCTTATTATGCAGTACAACATCTCCCCTGAAACCCTCATCGACGAACGGCATCCCACTGCATCTGTTGAAAGGATCCTAAAGGAAGAGATTAACTTTGAGATGTATAAAGACTACGCTGTCTGCGCTAACGGTGCCATGTACCGTAAGAATAAGAAGGGATTTCTCCCCGAACTGATGGAGAAAATGTATGGCGAGCGTGTCATTTTCAAGAAGAGGATGCTCAAAGCCAAACAGGAGTATGAGAAGACACCTACTGATGCACTTAAAAAAGAGATCGCCAGATGTAACAACATTCAAATGGCGAAAAAGATTTCTCTTAACTCTGCTTATGGTGCTATTGGTAATCAATACTTCAGGTATTTCAAACTAGCAAACGCAGAAGCAATCACTCTGTCTGGTCAGGTCTCGATTCGTTGGATCGAGGACAAAATGAACGAATATCTAAATAAACTTTTGCAAACCGAGGGCAATGATTATGTCATCGCTAGCGATACCGACTCAATCTATCTTAATCTCGGACCTCTTGTTACTAAATTTTTTGGTAATAAGTCTGGTGATAAAGCAGCAGTTGTGGGGATACTTGACAAGATCTGCCAAGAAAAGTTGGAACCATTCATCGAATCCAGTTATCAGGAACTTGCGGATTATGTTTCGGCATATGAACAGAAAATGAGCATGAAGCGGGAGAATATTGCTGACCGTGGTATTTGGACCGCTAAGAAGCGTTACATTCTCAATGTATGGAATAGTGAGGGCGTTGCATATACTGAACCTAAACTCAAAGTCATGGGCATTGAGGCAGTCAAATCCTCTACTCCTGCACCCTGTCGTCAAATGCTTAAGGAATCCTTTAAAATCATGATGTCGGGGTCAGAAGATGCTATGATTGACTACATAGATCAATGCCGTAGCAAGTTTAAGAAACTTGCTCCTGAGGAAATTTCTTTTCCAAGATCTGTTAGTGAAGTAACAAAGTACAAGTCGTCCTCTGATATCTATATCAAGGGTACTCCTATACATGTTCGGGGCGCATTGCTGTTCAATCACTACATCAAGAAAGAGAATCTTACCAACAAGTATTCATTGATCCAAAATGGGGAGAAAATTAAGTTCTGCTATCTGAAGAAACCAAATATCATTCATGAGAATGTTATTTCTTTCATCCAAGATTTTCCAAGAGAACTTAATATCTCCAAATATGTTGACTATGACTTGCAATTTGACAAGGCATTCTTAGAACCTCTAAGGATCATCCTAGATGCTATTGGTTGGTCCGTAGAAAAAACAGCAACCCTAGAAATGTTTTTCTCATGAACGAATATGTATACTCCGATGGAGAATCCAAACAGGACAAATGGAATAGGGGTCTAGATCTTTTTATTGAATCTGTTCTTAAACCTGATAGCAAATTGCGTCAGTGTGCCCACAATCAAAAGTGCTACCACGAACTAATGGATGTTCGTGAGAATGTGCTAGAATACCTGAAGACACTGCGTTGGAATTAAATGGACTTTTTGAAAGAGATCGTGAAGGAGGTTGGTGGTGAGTACACCCAACTTGCAGCAGACATCGATGACTCCGAAACTTATGTTGACACGGGTTCGTACATTTTTAACGGACTCGTTTCAGGTAGTGTATTTGGTGGTGTATCTGGCAATAAGATTACTGCTATTGCTGGAGAGTCTAGCACTGGAAAGACTTTCTTCAGTCTCGCCGTTGTTAAGAATTTTCTTGATTCCAATCCCGATGGTTATTGTCTCTATTTTGATACTGAGGCAGCTATTAATAAGTCCTTACTTGAATCTAGGGGTATTGATCTCGCCCGTCTAGTGGTTGTTAATGTAGTTACCATTGAAGACTTCCGTAGCAAAGCACTGAAGGCAGTTGATATCTATCTGAAGAAACCCGTTGACGAGCGTAAACCCTGTATGTTCGTTCTGGATTCTCTTGGTATGTTGTCTACTGAGAAGGAGATTACTGATGCTCTGAATGACAAGCAGGTTCGTGATATGACAAAATCACAACTGGTTAAAGGTGCCTTCCGTATGTTGACATTGAAACTCGGACAGGCTAATATACCCATGATCGTTACTAATCACACCTACGATGTCATTGGTTCTTATGTCCCTACAAAGGAAATGGGGGGAGGCAGCGGACTCAAGTATGCTGCGTCTACAATTATCTATCTCAGCAAGAAAAAAGAAAAAGATGGAACAGAAATCGTTGGTAACATTATCAAGGCTAAGACTGCTAAGTCTCGTTTGAGTAAGGAGAATAAAGATGTGGAAATTCGTCTTTATTATGATGAGCGTGGTCTTGATAGATATTATGGTCTTCTTGAACTCGGTGAACTGGGCGGTCTCTGGAAAAATGTTGCAGGTCGATATGAAATCGACGGCAAAAAAGTCTATGCTAAGCAGGTCTACAAAGAACCCGAAAAGTATTTTACTGATGAAGTAATGCAGCAACTTGATGAGGTTGCTAACAAAGAGTTTAGTTACGGGGAATGACTTTGGATAGGATTGAATTGACAATCCTAAGGAACCTGATACATGATGAAGAGTTTCTTAGGAAGGTTCTACCTTTCATAGAACCTGATTATTTTAATGAGCGTACTGAGCAGGTGATCTTCGAAGAGATTGCCACATTTGCCCAAGAGTATGACAGGATTCTTACTCCTGAAATCCTTGGCATTGAAGTTCAGAATAGAGACGATCTAACTGAACAAGAATACAAAGACATTGGTCGTGTAGTTGACATCTTAAAAGAGAGCGAGACTCACTCTCAATGGTTACTTGACGCTACTGAAAAGTGGTGTCGTGATCGTGCCATCTATTTGGCACTCATGGAATCAATTCAAATTGCAGACGGCAAAGATTCCAAGAAAACTAGGGATGCAATCCCTGGTATTCTGTCGGATGCACTTGCAGTCTCATTTGATAATCACATTGGACATGATTATCTTGAAGACTATGAGCAACGCTACGAATCCTATCATAAACAGGAATCTAAGATCCCGTTCGACCTTGATTACTTTAACAAGATTACGAAAGGCGGTCTCCCTAATAAAACACTTAACATTGCTCTGGCTGGCACAGGCGTTGGTAAGTCTTTGTTTATGTGTCATGTCGCAAGCTCGGTGCTATTACAGGGCAAGAATGTCTTATACATCACGCTTGAAATGGCTGAAGAAAAAATTGCAGAAAGAATTGATGCTAATCTGCTTAATGTTAACATCAGAGATCTAGTCGAACTTCCTCGTCAGATGTTCGAGACAAAAGTATCTAACCTCGCTGCAAAAACACAAGGATCACTTATAATTAAAGAATATCCTACAGCCAGTGCCCACAGTGGACATTTCAAGTCTTTGCTTAATGATCTGGCACTCAAGAAATCTTTTCGTCCAGATATTATCTTTATTGATTATCTTAATATATG